TGTCATTAACAGATAATGATAATATTGAAAAATCAAATTTATCAAGACAATTATTATTTGATGATAATTCAATTGGTCAATCTAAATCTGTAGCAGCAGGTAATAAAATAATTTCTAAAAATAATGATATTAATGTTTATATTTATGAATCACGAGTTGAACCAAATACTGAACATATTTTTAATGAACATTTTCATAGAAATATTGATATATATTTGAATGCTCTTGATAATGTAACTGCAAGAAAATATATGGATACAATGGCTATAAAACATGAAAAACCGTTAATTGATTCAGGAACAACAGGAGCACAAGCTAGTGTAGGAATAATTATTCCTTATTTAACTGAATCTTATAATTCTCAAAAGAATGATGCAGATGAAGAACAAATTCCTCTTTGTACATTAAAAAGTTTACCTTTCAGGGCGGAACATACAATTCAATGGTCAAGAGAATTATTTGAAGAGGAGTTTAAATTAATTCCGAGTTTAATAAAAAAATACACTGAAAACAATTATGAAAATATTTATAAAACGAGTTGTGGAGAATTATCAAATGTATGTAAGAAATTATATAAATATAAAAATTTTGATGGTTCATATGAAAGTGTAATAATTTTATCAAAAATTCTTTATTATGAAAATTTTGTTAAAAATATCAAAGAAACAATTGATACTTATAAAAATAAAGAAGGATTTGAAGGAAAACTTCCTACTTATATTGATGATCATATTTTATTAAATAGTTTTATTGATATGACAATAAGAATTTATAATCAAGTTTTTAAAACAAATTATGTTTATAAAGGAGAAAATATTGAACTTGATTTTAATAATTATTATAATAAAGAAATTGAAAATATGATTGATAATTATGATGATGTTGAAATACAAACAGAATTAAGTCATCTTTTATTACCTTTTTTAAATATATATATTAAAGAAGTTGATTTTGAAAAAGATGATGATAGTTTATATCATATTGATTGGATAACAATTTCATCAAATATGAGAAATCAACAATATTCTATTAAATTAACGGATAAATTTCAAGTAAGAATAATTGCAGGTAAAATTATTCCAGCAATGATAACAACAACTTCTGTTGTAGCAGGATATCAATTAATTGAGTTTGTAAAATTAATTAAGTTATATGAAAAAAGAAAATATGAATTTGGAGATATTAATAAAGATATTGAAAAATATAGAAATAAATATGTAAATTTAAATACAAATTATCATATTGGAAATGAACCAACAGAATGTCCTAAATATAAATTAATTAAAGAAGATGAAAATGTTTCTTCAAGTGATGATTATTCATATTCTGATGATTCTTTAGAGTCTCCTAAAAATGATAAAAATAAAAAAACAACTGTTAATTTATGGACAAGATTTATTTCAAATTCAAATAAAACAGAAGATATTGTTAATTTGATAAAAAATGAAATTGGTGAATGTTTAACAATATATTCTATAATAGAACTTGATGGTGAAAAAACTTATATTTATGATGATTATGAAACTGTTGAAGAATACACATCAAGTGTTTATTGTCAAGTTGAATTTGATGAGTTTGAAGAACATGATACAAAGTTACTTGTATATATTTCTTCAAATAATATAATTATTGAAGATTATGAAAATGATGAAAAAGAAATTTGTAAAAAGCCTAAAATAGAATCAAATAAACAAAGAATGTATGATATGCTTTAAGTTAAAAATAATAAATATAATAATTTTTTTTAATTAAATAAAAAATTGAATAATATTTTTATTGTAATTACTTAATTAAATATTTTAATTATAATTATTCAATTAAAGAACATGAATTTTTCTGTTAAAAATTTGTTACCTTGTAATACTATTGTAAGATATGGTTATGATATGAAAAAAGATTTTATATCTAGACTAAAAGAAGATTATAATGAAAATGAAGAAATGTATGGAGTAGAATATGTTAAAATTGATGAAAAAAATTTAAAAATATTAGAAAAAGTAAGAAAATTTTTAAATGATAATGGATATTCTACTATTGATACAAAACTTGATTCAAGTAATTGTACAATAGAAATTCATTTTGCAAATACTGTTAATAAAGAATATGCTCATTCTGCTTTTGCTGTTCATCAAGAAAGTGAAGGAGATTTTGAAAATGTTAGTACATTAATTTGTTATATTACTAATACTGGAGAAGGAGGAGAATTTGGAATATACAGAAATGGAGATGAATCTAGTCTCTTTTGTAAAATTCCAACTAATTCTACTGATAATTTAATTCCTTGTATTATGTTTGATGATAAATTATGGCATTATCCTCAACCATTTCGTAATGGTACAAGATTTGCATTAAGTTTTCATATTAAAAGTAGAAGAGACACAATTTATATAAATGATTAAATTAAATTATTATTTTAATGTTATAAAATTTATGTGATTATTTTTATTTATATAAATACAAATATATAAATGAGTGATAAAACTGATGTATTATTAGTATATGCTGAATGGTGTCCCCATTGTAAATATTTTGAACCAATATTTAAAAATACAGAAAATTTTTTAAAAAAAGATAAAGCATTAAAATCAAATAAAATAAATTTAAAATCATTTGATTTTGCAAATGAAGGGACAAAACAACAATTTGATGAAGAATATGGAAGTGTTTCTAAATATATTGATGGATTTCCTACTGTTTTATTAAGACATGAGGGTGAAAGAGAAGTTAAATATACAACAATTGATACTTCACATGAGGATCAATCAATAAAAGAAGAAAAAAAAAGATTAAATAATGCAACAAAACAATTTGTTAAAAATATAAAAAGTGGATTTGATTCATTATTTCCTCAAAAAGGAGGTAGTAATTATGAAACAATGTTAGAACATTCACTTGAAACACAATTACATGATATGTATTGGAAGAAAAAGTATGAATATTGGAAAAAAAAATATATTGAATTAAAAAAAAACTAATTAAAATAATTTTAATTTTATAATTATTAGATTATTAAAATATACATTATAAGTATATAAGTGAAATGTATGATATTATATGTTTAATACTACTTACATTAATTTGTTTTTTATATATAAGTTATTTTGATGAAATAATGAATAAATTAGATATTATGTATGATTATACTATCAGTAAAGTATTTAAAGAAACATTTAAAAATATAAATTATTCAAATAATACTAATAAATTAGATAATGTAGTAAAAAGATTTAAAAAAGAACAAAGTTTAAGACAACAAAATATTCTTGAAAAAGGAGGAAATAATAATGATATGACTAATAATGATAAAAGTGTTTTAAATATGAATAAATATAACACAACAGATACAAAAGATTTAAAATATTTTTATAATGATACAATTAATCAATCAAATATAAATGAAAATGCATATGATGTTGTTAATCAAATTGATTTAATAGATTATTCTAATGTTAAAACAGGAATTCAAAAATGTAAAGAACAATGTGATGGAACATGTTTTGAAATGGGTTATACAGGAACTGCAACATGTTATCCAAAACAAAAACAAACATTTGATTATGGAAATTTATATAAAAATCCTGTTTTTTCATATGGGACAAATGCATATAAAGATGTTAATAATTAAATAATAAAAAATAATAAAAAAATAATAAAAAAGTTGTAGTATTTAAAAAGTATAAATATAATATTTTCTAAAATATTATATATATCATAAAATGAGTTTTAATGAAGATTATTATAGAGAAGGATTTGGATTAGTTCCAAAAAATTCTTCAAATGTAACAGATAAAGATTATCAATGTAGTGATAATTATATAATTTCAGGAAATAATGTTGATAAAATTGCAAATTCAACAATGATGGATTGTAAAAATGAATGTTTAAATAATGAAGATTGTATAGGATTTAATTTTGGACAAGATAAAACTTGTTATCTTAAAAAAAATGTAAATTCATTTAAAAAAAGTTCTGATTGTACATTTTGTGTTAAAAAATCTCTTGCTAAAAATAAATGTAATATTAAAAACTCTAGATTAAGAAATAATAATAATAATGCTTTTAATGAATTAACTAACATATTTGGAGAACCAGAAAAAGTTGAAGAAGTTTTAAGTAAATTATCTCCTGAACATATTCAAACAATTGCTGAAAGTAATGGAAGAGCAATTCCTACTGAATTACAAGGAAAAATAACAAAGAGTGAAATTGAAACAATTGTTGAAAATAGACAAATGTTAAGACAAGTTATAGATGAAGGTGATTTATCTCGTGAAGAAGTAAGAAATATGATTAGTTCTAGAGGAGGTAGAATGTTACAAGAAGCTTTAGCTGAAGGTGAATTATCTAGAGGAGAAGTAAGAAATATGATTAGTTCTAGAGGAGGTAGAATGTTACAAGAAGCTTTAGCTGAAGGTGAATTATCTCATGAAGAAATTAAACAAATTGTTGAATCTAAAGGTAAGTTATCTCCTGAATTAAGAAGACAAATTAATAGAAAAATGAGAGCAGAAAGAGAAGATGAAAATGAAGATGAAGATGAAGATGAAGATAATGAATCTGTTGAAGGAGAAGAAGATGAAGATGATGAAGATGAATCTGTTGATGGAGAAGATGAAGTAGAAATGGAACCTATGGTTGATGTATATGAAGAAAATCCTGGTTTAACAGCTGAAAACGAAGTTAAACAAATGTTACAAGAGAATAATAGTTTAAATGAAAATTTACAAAGAAGAAGAATGATGAGAAGAGCAATGAGACGTAGAAGAAGAAAAACAAAAATTTTTGTAAATTTACAATGTTTTATGAAAGATATGCAAGTTTTACAAAATCATTCTGATGGAATAATGGTTGAATTACCTTTATTATTGAGTCATCTTAAATCGTGTTCTTTTGTTAGAAAAAGAAGAGGAAATGTTGCTTTAAGAAAAAGATTACGTAATAGATTAAAAAATTCTGGTCATAAATTAACAAAAGCTGAAAAAGCTGAAATAAGAAGTGAAATTGAAACAACAATGGGTGAAAAAAAAATGAAAATACCTAAACCCAATATTGTAAAATTACAAGGAGATGATGTAGAAACATTTGAAACTGATTCAAATTACTATAGTGATGAAGATGAAGATCAAAATGAAGAATTTTATTATGAAAATTTTGATCAAGTTGATGATATACTAGATGAATTAGGTTTAAATCAAGAAAATAAAGAAAATCAACAAAATCAAAAAATGTCATCTTGTTTAGTAAATAATTATTCTTGGTCTTGGGATTTTATGACAATATTAAAAATATGTCTTTTAGCTTTATTAGTTGTACTTATATTTAATAGTGCCTAATAAACAAATAATTTTATTATAATTAATAAGTATTAATTTAGTTATTAATTTTTTATATATTATGAAATGTTATACTATATTATAAAATGTTATACTATATTATATTATATTTAAAAAAGTTGATAAAAAAAAATTGACATTATAACTACATATTATTAATATTAATAAATAACAGACTAGTGTTTAGTATATAAAATCAATTGAATATAACAATGCCAGGAAAAGGAAAGAAAGGAGTTTCAGACCAAGGAAATCCATTGGTTTATCTTACAGTATTTACTGGAGGAGAAGTAATTAAAGCTGCTACAGTTGTATCAACTATTAAGGAAGAACATCCTAGAGTTACAATTGAAGAATTAAAAAAATTTTATGGAGATGATATTAAAGCTCATTATTATAAAACTTATAATCATATTGATGCAATCAAAGGTTCTCTTGATAATGAAGATTTAAATAATGTTCTTGTTACAGGAACTGAAAGATTTAATACAGTTTTTAAAATGGGAGTAAAAGAATTTAAAACACATTTAAAAGAAGCAGCAAAAGAAGGAGAATCTGAGCCAAGATGTGAAACAATTAATGTTTATGTAAAAAATGATAATAATGAAAATTCAAAGAAAAAAGCTGATTCTAAAAAAGAAAATAAAAAATCTGACTCTAAATCTAAATCTAAATCTAAAAATGAAAAAGAAACAAAATCTAAAACTAAGGAAAAAGGAAAAAAAAATAAAAATGAAGATGAAGATGAAAATAGTGATAGTGATAATGATAGTGATAGTGAT